GCATGTGGCAATCTTAAAAAACCTAATGAAATATTATTACTATTAGCCGATGCTTTCAAAAAGATGCCAGCCGGAATGGAGAAAACGGCAATGGCCATGAACTTTTTTGGACGTAGCGGTTCTAAATTAGTTCAGTTCTTAGATAATGGTAGTGCGGGCTTATCAGAGTTATCAGCCGAAGCCGAAAGCCTAGGCATTGTTATGAGCGATGCTTCTATTGAAGCAGGTGCAAAATTTAATGACACATTAGACTCATTAATGGCGACAATTAAGGGAATAATTAACACAATTGGCAGCGGTTTAATTCCAGTTATTACCGAAATAATGACTGATATGAGAAGCTGGATAAAAGCAAATCGAGAGTTAATCAAAACTAGATTACAGTCTTTTATTCAAGTGCTAGTTAAATATCTACAACAATTTTGGCGAGTATTAAGCGCAATATTTGCTACAACAAAAAAGATTATAAGCGGTATTGATAATGTAACTAAGTCACTAGGAGGCTTTGCAAATATATTAAAAGTATTGTTTGCGGCGGTTGGTTTATTTGTACTAGGTAAAATGGGAATTGCTTTGTTCGATGTAGCAAAGGGCTTTTTGCTTATCGGCAAGGCGGCAATAGCGGCATGGAAATCAGCGTTTATTGGCCCGATTCTAATAGGCGCAGCAATAGCGGCAATCTTTTTAATTGTAGAAGACTTCCTTGCCTTTTTAGATGGGCGGCCTTCAGTTTTAGGATTCATACTCAAGAATAAAGAAAAAGTATTAGAGCAAATCTATACTTGGTTTAATAAAATATCTGACTTTATTTATAGCAGTATCAAAAAGATAAGCGTATTTATTGCAGGGTTATTTGGCGTTTCTGCTTCGGAAGCAACACGCTATTTTGATATTATTTATAATACTGTTATGGGTTTTATTGGTAACACAATAAATGCTTTTGTATTTTTAGGCGATACAATAATCAACGTATGGCAAAATATTGTTAATCTAGTATTAGGTATATTCAGCTCCTTGCAATCATTATTTAGTGGTAATTTTCTTGAAGCCATAACCACATTTGGCAATACAATTTATAATGCTTTGGTTGGAATATTCGGCGGTTTATTTAGCACTATAGGCGACGCAATGAAAATGATTTTTACCTCAGTGGTAGAATTTGTTTTAGGTATTGCAAGCTCGATAGGTGCTAAAATCAAAGCCGCCGTAATCGACCCCATAGTAAATGCTCTCTCAGAAGTTAAAGGATTTATCAAATCGAAATTCGGCGTTATGGCTAGTGCGCTTGGAATTGATTTGGGTGTTAGTGCAGATACGCCCGAAGGTACAAAACAAGCAACCTCGCCCTTGGGAATTACTCCAGCAATAGCTCAACAAGCGCAAGGTATAATCAGTGCGCCTTTCGGTGGTATCACGCCCGAAGCTACAACAAATGCACAAAATCAAAGCACTATTACAAACGAATTAAAATCAACTATAAATGTAACCGTGCCAGCCGGAAGCAATGCCGACGATATAGGCGAGGCTGTTAGACGTGCGGCGGCTGAAGAATTTACCAAGATTATTAAACCTGCGGCAAGAGCTACTCAAGGGGCGGTTGCTTATTAGGAGCTTTTAAATGGGACTTTTATCGCTGATATATGGAACAAAAAAGCAATTAAAAATTGCACAAATAGAAGTAGATGTTTCAATTTCTGAATCACACGAAACGGAATGTGATATTACTGAAAATCCTGTTGAATATGGCGCAGCAATAAGCGACCATGTGCAAGTAAAACCTGCAAGATTAAGCATTGAAGGCTTGGTATCTGATACGCCGATTAAGTTTTTCCAAGGTTTACGAGATTTATTTGATGACAATAGGTCAAGAAAAACATACCAAGAATTACTATTAATACAGCAAAATAGGCAACCAATCGAAGTTATTACAGGCTTAAAAAAGTATTCAAATATGATTTTAAAAAGCTTGGTTGTACCTCGCACCGCCGATTCTGGCAGAGCTTTACGCTTTAATGCTACGTTTCAAGAGGTATTAATAGTGGAGAGTGCAGAAATATCTATTGCCGTATCAGATAACAAATTTCAGAAAAAAGTTAGCACTGGCAAGACGAGTACAGGCTCACCGAGCGCAGCAAATGAGAGCGCAAGCGGTTCAATATTAAGTCAAATAACAGGCGTGGGAGGCTAATAAAATGATACAAATACCTCTTAGGTCAGACTTAGACAATTACGAGTTTAGTGTTGATATTGATTCGATAACCTATTTATTTGAGATACAATGGAATACTAGAAACGAGCAATGGTGTTTAATTGTAAAGAATGAGGCTGGCGATGTGCTTGTTGGTAGCGTGCCTTTATTGGTTAATTACAGCTTGCTAGGGCGTTTTAAATTAAACACGCTACCTCAGGGCGTATTATTCTTGTTTGATACAAGCGGACGCTACGCTGACCCTGCAAAAGCAGACTTAGGCAATCGGTGCATTTTGCTTTATGAGGCAAATGTATGACATTACAATTTTTGAGAAATGCGAGATTAAGAGTTGGTGCTAATGATAAACTTATCAGGGAATACCAAGGATTTCGTATAACATTTAAAATTGATAAGAGCCTAGCGAGTACTCCAAACACGGGCATCATTTCAATTTATAATCTCAATTCGTCAAGTCAAAATTTACTCGAAACAAAAGACGCAATATGTACATTAGAGGTTGGTTATGGCGAAGAATTAACTCAAATATTTGTTGGAAATATTGCACGAGTAACAAATAAAAAGCAGGGAATTGATTTAATAACAGAGCTGGAATTAGGCGACGGAGAGCTTGGTTATCAGAAGGCAAAAGTTGATTTAAGTTTTCCGGCTGGCGCAAATATTACAAGCGTGATTGACTCAGTAGCTAATACTTTCAAAGAAGTTAAAAATGGTGGAATAAAAACCATAAAAAACACGGTTAGTAATACAATAAAAACATTCGCCACGGGCTTTGTTGCAAGCGGCTCTAGTAAAGATGTTTTGGATTCGTTAACAAAAACGGCTGGCCTTGAATGGTCAATACAAGATAGTGAATTGCAATTTTTGCAAGCAAACAAATCGACCGTTGAAACTGCAATTTTGTTATCTACCGAAACAGGATTAATCGGTTCGGTTGGAAAGCTCAAATCTACAACACCAAACGCCCCAAGCGGCGGAGTTGAGTTTGCTTGCTTATTAAATCCTAGTTTAAAGTGTGGCAGGCTAGTACAACTCGAATCATTAATGGTGAGTGGAACGTATCGGGTTACAAAGTTGATTCATGAGGGCGATAACTTTGCAGGTAATTGGCTATCAAAATGTGAGGCATTTTTAACACAATGATACAATCAACACCTACACTACAAGAATTATTATTACAGGCTATCGAGTCAAGAGTAACAGATATTCACGTTGCCTTGCCTGCTATTGTGCAAAAATATGATGCAACAAAACAAACGTGTGAAGTTCAGCCTTGCATCAAGAAAAAATACTCAGACAATACCGTTGTAAATTTGCCATTAATTACCAATGTTCCAGTTGTATTTCCTAGAACAAGCAAAGCATATTTGCATATACCTTTAAAGAAAAATGATTATGTTTTATTGATTTTTTGCGAGCGTTCACTTGATATTTTTATGCAAAAAGGCGGCATTGTTGACCCCGAAGATTACCGCAAACACAATTTATCTGATGCGGTTGCAATCGCTGGCCTATTCCCCCAAGGAACAGAAATCCAAGGGGCGACTGATAAAGTTGACTTGGTAAATGACTTGGCAAAAATATCATTAGAAGAAAGCGGCATTACTCGCATTGGTAAAACAGCTTCTACACCAAGTGAAAATGTAGTATTAGGTTTAGTTCTCCAACAATACCTTAAAGATTTACACACAAAAATTGATGCGCTTATGGACATAATAATTACGGGCGATTTTTTACTTGTTACCTCGCCCGGAAATCCGACCGCCCCGAATCCTGTTAAGGTTGTAAACCTCACTCAAATCAAAACTGATTTACTGGCATTAAAAACCTCACCGATTTCTGATAAGCTTTTTTTGTCGGATGTTTTTTTTACTGAAAAAGGAAACTCATAAAAATGACACTTACATCAACGGGCTTATTTAATGCGATGAAAACCAAGCTAGGTACGGCGCAAGATGCGGCGATGCAAGAGGCGGCATTAAAACCTATTTGTGAGGCAATTATTGAGTACATAACAGCTAACGGCGTTATTAATGTAAATGTTTCGTCATTAGGGTTAATCAGCGGAGCGGCTGGAACGCCTGTTACGGGCGCAAGCACGGGTACGGGTACAATAAGTTAAAGGGTTTTAAATGGATTTAAAGCTTGATACCACAACAAAAGATATACTAATTACAAGCGGTGAGCCTAGTTTCACAAGCGGCGTTGATTCTATAAAACAGCATTTAGAAATAAGACTACAAACATTTGCAGGCGAGTGGTTTTTAAATGAGTCAATCGGCCTAACTTATTTTGATGATGTATTTAAAAAGAATCCAGACCTAACAATATTAAATACAATATTTACTAAACTAATCTTAGATACTCCTGGAATAATTGCACTAGATGCTTTAACATTTTCACTAGAAAATACACGACAATTAAGCATTTCCTTGACCGCTACAACGGCGGCTGGCGTGTTTGATTACTCCGGTTTTGTGGGGCTTTAATATGACTTTTGGCTTAACTGATACTGGTTTTATAAAGAAAAGACAGCCTGATATTCAGAGCGAATTAGAGGCGGAGTTTAGAACTGCTTTTGGAAACGAAATTAACTTGCTTCCTACCGCTAT